TCAGCTAGTGCAGGTCTGATAATGTCTGTCCAAATCTTAGGATTCTGGTCACCAATCTCGTCTAGGATTACCCCATCGAAATACTGACCACGCAATGCTTCTGGATTGTCTGAGCCATATAACTGGATACGCCTACCCCAGAAGTCAACTCGCAACTCTGAGATGTTGTTAGTACCGCCTAGCGGTGTAGCGTATTTAACGAGATAGTCCCAAGCCACTCGTTTAGCTTGTCCATAGGTAGGTGCAATGTATGCGTATCTAGGTGCTTCCTTCTGATTGAGGATAGCGTCCTTGATTAGATGGTTAATCGCTGAGACAGTTTTGCCCATGCGCCTATGAGCAACAACAACACCAAAACGCTTACTGTCCATCAGTTCATGGATAGCAAGCTGTTGTTCTCTAGGTTTGTAAGGAATCTCGATTACTTCGCCCATGTGACCTTCATTTCAATAGGTTTGTTGGAATCACCAGCTAACTCAGTCCTAGCCAACTTAGGAATGTGATACTCAACAACACTTTGAAACATCTCAAAGGCTTTTGCAGGGTTTGGTTTTATTTCATTTGCAGGGTCACCATACGCAACAGCATCGAGCCACTCAGTAAGCCTATGTGCGTTTTGGTCAACAAACAATGCTATGGCTTGTCTTGCCTCTTGCGTAGCCTTGTTGGGTGTTCCAGCCACTCTACCGCCTGTTTTAACGCCATTAGCCATATGCAACCTCTCTAAATAAATCTACTTTAGATTGGTCAACCATTTTTGGATTAACTTTGTTGTAAGCAAGCAACAGTCTAGCAGCAAAGGCACGAGAGCCTATGCGGTCAATAAGTTTTTCGTAGTCTTGTTTAACAATGCGTTTCTTAGTGGCTGTGCATCCATTGCCACCTTTGCATTTGTTTAGACTTGGCTTGTGCAATGAGATGAATTCAATCTCTTTTGCGTAAGCAAGTTTCTCTGATGCGAATGTTTCGAGTATTTCTCCAGACAGATTAAAGTTCTTCTTTTGAACTTCAAATCTGCGTTCAGAGCCTTTGCCTATATAAACGATTGAACCATCTTCGTTCTTTATCGCATAGACATAGAATTTATTTATTGGTCTTCCAGCCATGTTTGACTCCTCTAGGGTTGGTCAAGGTTAAGTTAGTAATTACTGACCTAGTAGTGATGGTACAAGTTCGTAAAGTTTCTTACGCTGTTCTTCGTCTGCTAGTAATCCTAATGGTAACACACCAGCAAGAATGTCTGCTTCGTTTCTACGCATTGGGTCAAAGGCAGCAAATCTGCTTCTAACCAAAGATGGGTCTTGAATAGCATATATGTCTCCCTTTTGAGAGTCATAAAATTTTTCTTGATATTTTCTTGCTTCGTCAAACTGTTTGCCAGTTACATTTGACCAAGTTTCATCAGGAATAATTCCATACTTTTCATACAAATAGTCTTTAGCCCTCATCACATGACTGTTAGGGCCTAAATCTTTGACATTTTTGATTTCTGCGCCTTTTAAACCTAAATTACTAGCAATGATGCCAAGTTCATCAGTTGATGTTGCAGAATCTCTATCTAATTCCAAGTCTTCTAGTGAATACCTTTTTTTACCTGCTTTAGCGCCAAGTTGATTTGTATAAATATCAGCCCAGTTTCTACCTTTAGCATTTGCTGTCAAGAAGTCTTCTTGTCTAAGCAATAGTGGAAGTATGTTCCCACCACCAGACGCTGAAACATAAGTTTCTGCAGCCGTTGGGTTAGTAGTAAAAAAAGCGCCAGCACCAGATGTTTTGCCTTTGCCCTCAACATTAAAAATGTTTATGTCTTCATTTGTGCCGTGATAGACAGGAGTTTTATACCCCATCGCTTCTGCTCTCATCTCTGGAGTATTGTCTTTAGGCAGTCCTAGACCACCTTCTTCAATAGGCAATGCAGCGTTTCTTTGGGCTGTATCTAGTGCTTCTTGTCTTGGAGAAGTTGTTTGCTTTGGCTCAAGTTTGATTGGAACACCAGATTTACCAGATGAAATACGGAAATCCATACGACCACTAGGAAACTCGTCATCAAGAATAAGTTTCTGTGGGTCTATACGGATTGGGACTACTGTTTCACCATATCCAGTATTAGGCTCTTTTTCTGTTGTTACATAAACATCAGGCTCACCAGCAGACTTTAACTTTTTGGTTGAAGCAATTTGCTCTGCTGCTTTTTTATTTGTGTGATGATAAACAGTAACAGTACCATCAGAATTCAATGGTAAACCAGTTAATTCATCTACTTTTCCAACATTCTTGATGCTTGCGCCTACTGGTAAACCTTTAGTAGCTTTACCTAGCAATCCTGCAACTGGTGCAACTGCCATAGCAGCTTCAACAGCTTCAGCACGAGGCTTAGTGGTCATGCCTCTACCAGTAGTCAATGGCTCACTATAAGCCATTCTCTCCATTGTCTGTTGGACAGCAGGAACTCCTAAGAGATTCATCAGCATCTCTACAGGAGGATTCTCATAACCAAATGGCTTTGCGCCAAATTGTTGCGCTTTCTTTAGGCGGTCAGCAAGTAAACCCATGATTGGGTTTGACATTGGAGTAGCCCTTAGTTCAGCCATTATTTCATCCTGCCCATCTTTTTAGCAGCTTCTGACATAGCAATGGCAATCGCTTGGTCACGGCTCTTTACAACCTTGCCACCTTTGCCAGAATGGAGAGTGCCTTCTTTGTACTCACCCATTACCTTGCCAACTTTCTTCTGACCAGCTTTTGTCATTTTCATGTTGTTCACCATTTAACCTTGTTAGCCCAATACGCTGCACTCATCTTACCTTTGGCAATATTCTCTGCGTGACGAGCCTTGAACGCTTCGTTACGCTTAGAGCCATCAGGTGAGCCTTTTACGCCTTGTTGACCAAAGCGAATAAGTTTCACATCCTCACCACTCTTTGCCAAAACAGCATGAGATTTAGTGCGATGGTTAGGAGTCTTCTTAGGCTTGTTATAGCCAGAAAACTGCTCTGTGCCACGCTTAATCACTTTTTAGGCTTCTTTGCTTTGTTCTTTGCAGTACGCTCACCACGCACAGGCATAGGTTTAGGCTTCTTCATCAGCTTCTGCATCATCTCCAGAGCCTGTTGATTCGTTGTTCCCATTGTCTTTCTCCTGAGTAATTGGCCCACCACTAATCCATGCTTCGCAGGTACGCTTAGAAGCACACTTAAAGTCAAACATCTCGCAATAACCTAAGTCACCAGCATCAATGACTTCCCATGCGTCCATCTCGTTGTCATCCAGACCAGATTCGATACAAGACAGCATCTTAGGTGTCTGGATAAAGGCAGCGCAGTTACCGCAACGAGACTTCTTGGCTTGTGCAGGGGCAATACGCCAAGCACGAGAGATTTCACGCCAGTAATCCATGTTGGATTCGTTGGGATTCATAGGCCCGTAGTTAGCCTTCTCAATCGCCTTCTCACGATTCTCAAGATTGACAGCTACATCACCTGTCGCAACTGGACAGGCTTCACCCTTCTTTTCTTGGTTTTGTATCTCAATCTCGATTTTTACAGATGGCTCAAGTAATCCAGACATGGTTGTCCTCATGGAGTTTGCTACATTTTCGCACAAAAAAAGAGGAACGTATAGTCCCTCTAAATACTCAATGGCAACTGAGTAGCACCATTGTGCCTTATCCAATTAGTTTTGCAAGGGTTTCGTTTAGCACAGACATTTCGTCATGTTTCATAACTGACCAAATCCTAGCTTGTCCATGAATCCCGTTGTGTGGCCCTTGATGGCAGTCTTTACAAAGCGGAATACATAGGTACTGGTGATGCTGTTTTATGTGGTGAGCATCGCTTGGCCCTGCCTGACCACATACCCCACAAGGCATCTCTTTAATCCTTGCTAAGTGCAGTCTTTCACGTTTGGTTGGGTTGTTATTCAATCTCTACCACCTTATCACCTCGTGACTTTATGTAGTCTTTTGTTTTCTGAATATATCTCTCAAACTCACTTCGAGGGATACTTGACTGCTGCAAGTCTGCGAATTCAATCAAATCACGACAGGCTTGGATACCCTCTGCATCTAAAATGACACGCATAGTCGTTTGATAGTATCCAGATGCTTTGTGGAGGCTTGCTTGTGCCTTCTCGCAGATTGGCAGCACTTCTGGGCCTACCCCTGCTCTGCCCATTGTTTCTGACAGGTTTAGTACATCCACAAGAGTGCGCCAGTCATGGATAGTCCCTCTGCCCTTGGTAATCGCCTCAAGTGCGGAATACTCCATCATTCGGAGTTTGTCCAACTTCTCCCTGTGGGTTATTGACGCACCCACTATCGCATGAGTTATTGGGTCTATCAGATTCCAATGTTTTCGTTTCGTTTTTTTTCTCATTGTCTCTACCAAAAATAGTATCCCACCGATTAGAGTATTCTTCATTGCTTACCTTAAAAGGTCTTGGACTTGAGCCTTTACCCATTTTTAACCTCCATTTTCTTTAAAGCAGCCTGTAAACCTGCCAAACCACCTACTCGTTGGTCACCAATGAATATCTGTGGCATTTGTTTAGCATCTGGATAGTGCGCCACAAAGTTAGCAAACCTGTCACCAGTCTCAATATCAATCTCTTTGTACTCAAGATTCAAAGTCTTGAGTAGATTCTTAGCTGTCACGCAATTAGGGCAGCCAGATTTTGTGTAGATGGTGACGTTAATCATAAAAAGACCTTATGAAGTACACCACCAGCGACCAAAAAGTCGCTAGTGAAATAACAATGATTCGCCAAACGGCTTGCTTAGACATCTCTCATATCGTATTCAACAGAACGAGAATGGTCTGCTTCATCCAAGATGTGCTTAGATAAACGCATACAACCTTCTATCTCAAGTTCTTTGTATTGTTCAGCAGAGAACAGACCAAGCACACTTACCTTCTCGTAAATAATGTCTTCAATGTTCTCACCATAGATGCCTTCTGAATCTGTGTCGTAGTCCATGACAACAGTAACCACTACAGAGCCTTCACCAACAGTTGTGTCAAATTCGTATTTCATTGCTTAGTCCTTAAAAGTACCCTTGCGAATTGCTTGGGCTGAGTGCATTGTATCAACATTTTGTTGATTTTTACAAATATTTTTATTCTGTTGTTTTTACGCCAAGACGCTCACTTGCTTGCTCACTTCTCCAAATGTCAGCTTTCATCTGGGCTGCGACAAGCATCCACTTTAAAGTTTCTTCTTTCTCAATGGCAACCATCAACCCTTTGAGCAGGTCAGCGTATTCAAGGTGTGCATAGGCTTCACGCTCTTGAGCAACAGCAGAATCTATCCCTCTAGCCATTGCATCCTTCATTAGTAAAGCCTTTTTTGTTTTGCGGAACTCCTCAAGGTAGATTCTTTGTGCTTTAGCTTCCGCATATTTGCATGAATTTTCAATGATGTACTCAATGGCTTTGTAAGGGGCTTTCATTCAAGGCACTCCTTGACGCAAATATCCACACCAGCTTGACTTGAGTAAACCTTAGTCACATGGATATTCACAATCTGAGAATCATCCTTGTAAACAACACCATTCATTCCGTCTTCTATGCTTTTCAAAATATTGGAAGCATCAGGTTTCTTGATTGGTTTTTCATCACCTTTAGCAATGGCCTCTAAACGCTTTTTTGTAGCAGATGCAGGGATTAGCACTCGAATGTATAAATAAAGGCTTACAGGGGTCTCTAAAGGCTCGGAAGACCCCATTGCTTGCTTTGCTGAGTCTTTAATCAAAGATTCGTAAGTTCTGGTTTTCTCAGGTGTGTAAGTTTGGACAAAGTTTCCACGCTTGGCATACCTTGCTCTTTGTTTACCAACAGGGTTGCCTTCAACCTTAAATGTGACCATGAATGTCATTCGAGTGTCCCCTCTCTCATTTGTGCCATGTATGCTCGGATTCTGTCTCTAGCACCAGTCCCATAGATTCGCTCTGCTCTTTCAAGTCTTGCACGAATCAGGTCACGATTCTTTGACCATTCCCAATTACGATAGAGTTCCCGAGCCTCTGCTTGCTCAAGAATTACCCTATCGCTTGGGCCTTGAATATTTCTTCTACTCCAAGTCACCAGTCAATTCCAATGCTTTGTTTATCAGGTGTAGTGGATAAGGTACGCCTTCACGCACCTTGTCCAAAAGTCTCATTGCTTCGTAGTAGCTCATATCAACTCCAATGATTGTTGTGCCAATCTTTTTTGTTGAAGTTTTCCATACTCAGTATTTAACTCGCATCCAAGATATTTCCTGCCAAGGTCTTGAGCAACTTGTGCTGTTGTTCCAGAACCCATAAAAGGGTCTAAAACAATTCCACCAACAGGTGCGCCAGCAAGTATGCAAGGCTCAATAAGTTCACTTGGAAAAACAGCAAAGTGTGCGCCTGTATATGGTTTTACAGGAACACTCCAAACACTTCTTTTGTTTGCCATCTCATATGACTTTTCTAAACCACTATGAGGCTGTAATCCACTTCCTTCATTGTGATATTTACCATTGGCTCTATCTCTTGTACCCCAATCATCTTTAACAGGGTCTTTAATTGCCTCATGGTCATAGTAATATTTCTGTGATTTGCTTAACAAGAAAATATATTCATGGGCTTTTGTGCATCTATCCTGCACAGACTCAGGCATTGGGTTTGGTTTATGCCAAATAATGTCTTGACGCAAAAACCAGCCATCTGCTCTTAGAGCAAATGCAAGCATCCAAGGAATACCAATCAAGTCTTTAGTTTTTAGACCTTCACCAGTCCTGTTAACTACTTTTTCTCTAGCATTACCAAATCCAGCACGACCATTGTTTGATGCTCTTGAATTGTTACCAGCATAGCTATCACCAATGTTTACCCAAAGTGTTCCATCATCCTCAAGCACATCCCAAACACATCGGAAAACTTCTACCATTTGCTTGATATATTCCTCTGGTGTTTCTTCAAGACCAATTTGCCCTTCATGCCCATAGTCACGCAAACCATAGTAAGGAGGACTTGTTACACAAGTTTGCGCCTTAATTCCTTGCGTAGCCCATTTACGCATTGTTTCTCTGCAATCACCAAATTCAATCTTATTCATGCTTTACTCCTTAATTGAGCCATTCTTGCCAAAACCTCTAGTGGAATTGGAACTGCCTTCTTTTCGTCTGCTTTAATTTTCTCAAGTGCAGGGTCAGGCTCATTCTTTGATGGAACTGTGAGCCTCACAATGTCAGCAGGATTTTGTTTAGGTGCAACCCAAGCAGCCTCAAAGCCAACCCATTGCTTTAAACAACAATGACTAATCGCTTGCTCAAGTGACCAACCTGCTTTTTCAACTTGTTTAACAAAACCATTCCAACCAGTTTCTGTCAATGTTTTAGCTTTCTTTTCTTTACGAACTGTCATCCAATCATTCCAAACCTGCTGAGAAACAGAATCAGGACAAGCAACGCTAGTTGCGCTATCTCTCTTTGGTTTATGGTTAGTGGTTAGTGGTTTATGGTTAGGTGGCGCTTCGTCTACCATTTGTTCACGCTTCGTGCGATTCTCTCTACGCTTCGCTTCTCTTTCATCAGCGATTCGTTTATTTGTATCTGCGTTTTTATGATAGTGCAACAACTCTTGAAGTATCCTATCCTGCACATAACAACCATCTTTATCCAACACAAAAAACCTGCTTAGAACAAACTTTACAGCTTCTACTTCTGATTCAGTAGATGCCCAAGTCCATTCAAGTGCTTGCTCAAGTGTTGGGAAAACTTCTCTGTCGTAGCACGAATCAATAAGAAGCGTGTACGCTCCGTGTTGAAGCATGGTTAAGCGACCAGCTTTCTTGGCATAGTCGCCAAGATTTCTCTTGTAGTAATGCATATAACTCACCTTTTAAACCACTCCCTAGAAAGAAACTGCGGCAGGAGAGGGAGGAACTCTTTTCGGTGGGGTAGCTACCCCCCACCTAGCCGTGTTTCAAAACATTGTATCAAATAAATTGATTGTTAGTGATTTCTTTTTTACCTTGTTTGCCAAGCAATCGAGTTGCCTGTTGTTTCATCACAGCATATTCAGCTTTTGTAAAGATGCCATAGGTCTTGATTCCACAGATAATTTTCACATTGCTGTCTTGCTTTTCTATTTCATTGTCAGCCAAGGTGTACTGAGCAACCCAATGTTTGCCTACCTTGACCTGCTCTGTTGTCAGCCTACCTTGTTTGCGTAGTGTCTTGGCAGTACAGAGGACTGTGGCTTGCGGCATACCAGTTAGGTTAGCTACTTCGTGTGAAGTCAATGGGCCGTTCTGGAGGGCTTTAATTACTTGTGCTTGAGTCATATTGTTTCTTTTGTTAAAGGAATAGCTGGCCCTCTGCGGATATTACAACCCTTGCAGGTAGGCTCAACTTCTAATGGTTTGTTGTAGTCTCTATGTTCATAACATTGTGCAGGTTTGCCACAATCTACACAAATTAACGTAGCTACAGGCGGTAGGATACCTTTTTTTACAGCCTGATTAACCTTTGCAGCAGCTTGTGCTTGACCATTTTTTCTTGGTCTAAGGTCACAACAAGTCCAGCAAAACTTGGCACTATTTTCTCTGCCAATAATTTCTTGATTGCAATCAGCACACAATTTTGTCATTTCTTAATCCTTTTGTTTAAGAAAAGTTTTGGATAAGCCAATTTGATTGAAGCAGGAATTCCTCTGGTTATCCAGTTGTGTACTCGCTGGCTAGATGGGAAACCTAATCGCTTAGACAGGACTGTTGGCCCACCAAGCAAGGCAATTAGTTCTTTGTCGGTTAGTTTGTTCATAGTTGCATCATAACAACATTTTGTAAAATTTCAACACTTTGTGAAAATATTTTAAACATTTCGTTGATTTGCGTTATACTTACGTCAGCCCAAACAAATCGTGAGGGTACTTTTAAGGAAAACCAAATGAAAGAAAAGTTAATTGAATGGACACTCGCTGTCATCATCTTTGGCGGTATCGGTGTAATGTTGGCATGGAGAGGCTAATGCAAACAGAACAACTCAGACGCAAGGCTCGTCAACTGTACAACAACAGTTTAGTTCCACAACAAGTCAACCAGTACAACCAACGCAAGTGGGTCAGGTCAGTTCTCAAACTTGGCGACAAATGGTTAGTTGCTAAACAGATTGGCAGAATCCAATGACCAGAGAAGACGCAATCAAGGACTTATCACACGGCTTGTATTGTGTTTACTGTACTGAACCAAAGACCTACGGCTCTTGCTGTTCAGAGAACCACTTTGTAGAGTTTGAAGACCTCTACGATGAAGACAAAGAAGAAATGATTAAAGAATATTTAAAGGAAGAATGAAATGGTACATAAGAAGTTAATGCAAGCACGAATCATGTTGCAAAACGCACCTCTCAAGAAGTCTGGTCATAACAAGTTTGCTGGTTACAGCTACTTTGAACTTGGTGACTTCATCCCTACGATTAACCAAATCTTTAACGAGATTGGCTTGTGTGGCGTAGTCTCTTACGATTCAGAGATAGCCAGTCTTACAATCACAGATGTAGATGATGGCACTAACATCATCATTACTTCACCAATGGCAGATGCTAACCTTAAAGGCTGCCATCCTATCCAGAACCTTGGTGCAGTAGAAACGTACACCAGACGCTACCTGTGGGTTACAGCAATGGAAATCGTTGAGCATGACGCTCTGGATTCTTCTGCCCCTATCAAGGAAGAAAAGGTAATCATTACGCCAACACAAGGTGCAATGGATAGCATCCCAGAAGAAGAACAGATTTATCTCAAAGAGTTAGCAATGGAATTGATTGACCTCTGCGAGAAAGAAGAACCTAAGAAAGCTTGGGTAAAGTTGGAAGCAGAGAACCTTGATGCTGAACAAAAGATAGCATTGTGGACTTTGCTGCCTAGTAAAGTAAGAACAGCTTTAAAGAAAGCAAAGGAGTTATAAATGGAATACGACAATACAAATCGAGGCTCACTCTTTAAGAATGACCGCAAAGACGATGCAAAGTTTCCTGATTACAAGGGGTCTATCAATGTAGATGGCACAGAATATTGGTTGTCTGCATGGATTAAGGTCAGCAAAGATGGTGCTAAGTTCATGTCTTTGTCTGTCAAGAATAAGAACGCAGATGTTCAGCCTAAGAAAAAAGCTGTTTACCAAGATGACGATGCACCTTTTTAAGTAAGTTTACGAGGGGAAAGCAGACAGCAATGTCGGACGAATGTGAGTACCCTCACCTCAAGGAGAAGACAATGAAAGACATTTTCGATAATATGAAAGATTCGATGGACAAGTTCTTTGGCTCACCACCATTTAAGTTAGCTAGAAAAGATAGTCCAGAAACGTCTAAAGAAGCAGCACAAGCAGTTGATAGCACCAAGCTAGAACAAATCGTCTATGAGGCTATTAAAGCCTTTCCTGATGGGTGTATCTCAGATGAAGTGCTAGAGGCTCTCCCAGAGCATCGCTACTCATCAATCACACCTCGCTATCGTGCTTTGCTAGACAAAGGCTTTATTGAGATTACAGGCACTAGAGAAGGACGCTCTGGTAAGAAACAAAGAGTTATGAAAGTTATCAAATGAGTTACGCAAATGTTGAAATGAAAGTCATTCAATGGGGTGAAGCACGAGGAATTGTGCAGAACAGCACACCATATGCTCAAGCCTTGAAAACCAAGGAAGAACTAGACGAGTTGTTTGACGCTATCTCTAAAGGAGATGCAGCAGCTACAGCAGACGCATATGGAGATATTCTCGTTACCCTAGTGATGGGTTGCGCCTGTGCAGATTTAGACCTTGTAGAGTGCTTTAAAGGTGCTTACGAGGAGATTAAAGACCGCAAAGGTTTCCTCAATAAAGATGGAATTTTTGTTAAGCAATAATGTCCAAGGCATGATTGATGTGTTTGATTCTGTCATCCAAACCAATGATGCCTCCATTTATTTTTTTAGTCATCATCACAAAATCACGGCTATCAGCATACTGATTTAGCTTGTGTGTCTGCCAGAACCATCCTGCTGTCATAGCAGCGTATTTAGGTGTTCTGACTAACTCTGGTTGCATAACAAAGTCTTCACCCAATGCTTGACCTGCGTGATAGAAGTTTGAATGGCCTGTCAGTTGGAGGAATCCAGAGCCTCGGAAACGATACCCATCCCCAGACGCTTCATCCCTGTTTCCCATACGATTGCCATAGATTCTGTTGGCTATCTTTTGTGGTTGCTTCTCGTAAGCAGCAGCTTCCTCTGGCGTAAAACCCCACGCTCTCTTTGGTGTTCTAGGGAACAGCTTTAAAAGCGTAGCAGCACGATAGTTTAGGTTTTCCTCAAGAATCTTAAAGTTGCCACACTCATGCCCACATTGACCAATCCAGCTTGCTTGTTGAACAGGGCTATTGATTCCGAATCTTTGGAATGTCTCGTTGAACGCATCTGCTAGAGATGGGTCAATGTGCATCTTTTTTAGTTGGTCAGGACTTACCATTTAACAAATCTCTCATTGAGTTATACGAGTCAACACAAGCATTGAGTGCAGCAGTATTTTTGTCGCCTTGTGCAACTATTTCTGCGATGGCATCGATGGTTGCTCTTTCGGCATCAGAAGCTGTGTCAGTCTGTCTGTCAGGTTGACTGGTTGCTTTTGTATCTGCGCTGGTAGTGGAGGGACTTGCGGAGGCTTGTACGTTACTTGTGGGGCAGAGGCGCAACTTACCAGCACGATTGGCGACAGCAAGAGCAGTAGTTTTTTGGTTAATAGCATTATTAGCCTCCTGTAATTTTGCAGATTGTTGATTAAGTTTCTCAGTCATGTTTTGCTCTATCTGACGAGCCTCATCATTCTTCTTGGCAATGGCTATTTTCATGTCGTTATCACGCTCTAGCCAACCATAGTGATGCCCTATCCTGTAAGTCCCAAACAAGGAAATGAGAACACCAACAATCAACCAAGGTAGTGGAATGGGTAACATTAGTCAGCCTCTTTTCTTGCTTGTGCAATTTCCTCACGCTCACCATCATCCTCAAGATGCTCTGGAGGCGTAGTCGGAGGAGGGGGAGGAGTCCATGATTCATCTAGTTCTGGATTCTTCCAAACTGGCATAGCACCGAATGGTTGACTAGGCAGTCCATACGCAGATTGTGGAGGCGCATAAGATGAGCCATATGAGCCTTGCATTGGTTGACACATAGGTTGCATAGGAGGAGTTGGATTCAACCTCTCTGCGAACGATTTAGCCCCTTTGTTGATGGCAAACATACCAATCAATGTACTAATACTTCCAACCAACAAAAGCACAACGTCATTCAAGAGTTTAGTGAAGGCTTGGTCAATCGGGGCCATGCTCTTGATTGGCTGTGTCACAAAAATCACAGAATAAAGCATTGCAAAAACTGTCAAGCCAAACACCAACATGACAATCACAACAGCAAACAACCAACCATAAACCTTTAAAAGTTCGATTGTTTCTTCTGTTGTTTTAACTTCAGAAATTTTCATTTTGGCGTTTCCTGTGGTGTTGGTTGTACATCGCCTACTTTTTTCTCAAGAATTGGTGCAACCAAGTATTCTGGACACATTTGGGTAAACAAACATTTAGGTTTTTGACATTCTTCAGCATGGAAGAAATCAGGATTCTGACACTTATATCTGTACCTGTCCTCTAGGCAACCAGCTAGAAGTAGTACCGATAACAGAAGTAAATATCTCATGCCATTGTGTCCACAGAATTAGGTTTTACCCAATTGGTCTTGATTTCGTAGGCTTTCTTTTGCAACTCAGCTTGACGATTTAACTCAGCAAGTCTTTGCATATTTTGTTGGTGTATCACCCTATGAGCCTCCCACAACATCTTTGCATTGGCTTGATAAGTAGTGATTTTCATCCTAGTCCTATGTAAGCTAAAAACTTGGCAACTATCTTGTCAGACAAACTATCAGGAAGAAAGCGGAGAAAACCAACAGCATACCATGCGACACACATTCGCACGAATATTTTGAGGAACAGGTCAAATTGTTTCTGGTAATCATTCATCGCCCACAGCGTTTAGTTGTTTGACAGAAATCAAATAACTCATTTATGCCGATACCAATTAGAAGAATTACGAACGCAATTCCTCCAATAAGAGCCACCATCTCCATTTGCTCTCGTTCTTCTTGCTTCTGTTTTTTTTCCTGTGCTTTTAGTGCGCTAATCTCTCTAGCGTCTGCTAAGTCCATCTCTGCTTGACGAGCCTTAATTTTGTTCCAGACGTCAATTTTTCCCGAAACCATGAATAGCTGCTTGAGTTCTTCTTCAAACGCACGGGCCTGTTCGAGGGCCATCTCGATTTGGAGTGCAGTCCCCATGTTTGAGCCTTTTTTAGACTGCTTGGCTTGAAGCATAGCCTTTGTAGCAGCACTCTTGGCATCGAACATCTTGCCAAGCATAGGCGCAAGACCACCTAAGTCATTGGCTACCTTACTGGCTTTCTTGACCATGCCAATGGCTTTTTGCAAGCCATCAAGCGCAGCAATCGGGTCTAATGGAATCATTTTCTATCTACCTTTTTCCATTCAATACAGTAGACTTTTCTGTTGTACACATCGCCAACCCAAGCCCACTTTATACATCTGTATTCAATAGATACAGCTAGAAAAAACTCTACAAGTACCATGTCCACACAATGATGTAGACACACCAAACAATCGTTGAACAAAGAAGGACTGCTGCAATAAATGCCTCAGTCCACTCTCTCATTTTAGGCTCGTGAAAATGATGCCAGCCATGCTAGTCAACATTACACCAGACACAGCAAGCATGATGTTCTCTAGGCGTTTAATCCTAGCGCATAACATCTCATATCTAAGTGTGCAAACATCGACATGAGAGTTTAGTTTTGCTTCTGTCTCGTCCATCATGGCTCACCAGTAGTAACAGGTGCAACTACTGCAATAAAGGCTTCCATAGTTGTGCAAGCTGTAATAGCTGCTTCTTTAGCTGTGCAGTCAGCAATGATGGCTGCTCGTTCAGCAATTACATCAGCAGGGATAGCTACATCACGCTCTGCCTTACGAATGACCATCCAGTCAGTCGATGCCAGTTGTGAGTTAGCAGATGCCTTAACTTGAGCAATCCATTGTGATTTTAGACCCTGAGTAGTACTTGTCTGTCCATCAACAGTCTCAGTCACATCTTCCAAAGCCTTGGGGGTATTGACATAAGTGCGAGTAACCACACCATTGCTAACTTGGTAGCTGTCAAAAGTCACCCAATAGAAGCGTTGGTCTTTTTGCTCACCTTCAACCACTTCTAAAGCACCTTGCTCAATAGCAAATGCGTGAGTAGGGTTTGATGTGTTTGGAAAAAGAATTGATAGTTCACCAACTTGGGTGATTTCGTTGTTTTCAATGAGTGCGTACATATTGAGTCCTATCGTGCAAGGGAGAATTTAAAGTTTGCCACATACTGAGATGCTTTAACAAGAACCTCTGGGTCATCTTTTGCATAACCAATGGCAGAGTTACAGTTTTGGCAAAGCAAGCCACGGACAATCTTGGTTGCATGGCAATGGTCAACATAGCAGTCACTTGGCTTCTGACCAAACTTATATCCACAGATAGCACATAAACCGTTTTGTTCGTCAAACATTTCATTGTATCTTTCAAGCGACAAACCATATCTGCGCTTGATGTGCAATTCTCTTGTGTATTGCTGAACTTTTGGGCTTGATTTGCTAGAACGACCATGTTTAAACAATCTTGCTCTTGCTTGTTCTTTTTGCAAACAACCGCATGACTTTGATTGGCCGCCTTTTAAATATGTTGCCTGAACAACAAAGTTATTACCGCAGTCGCATACGCAGTTCCAAAACGTATGTTTGTTTACGGATGGCGCACGAGATACAACAGTTAGCCTGTTGTATTTGTTTCCTGTAAGGTCAATAAATGCGGGCATATTAACGGGCCAAACTAAATTTTTGGGGCGCTTCTGCAAACGCCATTCCAATATATGTACCACCAATTGCGTTTTTATCTGCGGCTGTATTTCTTAATTTAAAACCATTTGAAAGCAAATCAATAAACTGTGCGCCACTTCCACCCGCATCTTCTGCTCCAGATGTGTTTGGATACAGTTGGTCATTGTTTACATTAAAACCAGAGCGTTTGTTATCAAAAACAATCCAGTTATAACCATTAGTGTTTGAACATTTAATAATTACATAAGCGGGTTTGAAGCCTGTGTACACAAAAGGCCCGTCAGCAGAGCTGTTGCCAGTATAAGAAAACGATTTACTGTAGCCTGATATTTCAGCAAAGCAATAAGCGACATAGGTATAACCGCTTGCATTGTTTCCACCATAAACATTGACACCAAATGTGGTTGATGTTGGCGCAGAAGAATTCCAATAACTTGTGGTATTTGTTGCACCACCAGTTGAATTTAAAGCAATACTGTAATTCACTCCAAGTGATGCGTGATAAACAACCCAATCAACTACATTGTTTCTTGACTTAACAATTACCATTGATGGGGCAACACCCAAGCCATGTCCAACTGTCCCAGCAACAGAAGTGCCTGTATAAGTCACCACACTAAACCCACTCGTAGTGTTTGCGCTTACTGTTGAAGTAATAGTTCCTGCTGTGTTGGTTGAACCCGCACCATTAGCTTTCCAGTTCCATGCGACAAATGTAGTACCGCTTCCATTAACGCCAACGCCAGAAGTTAAAGAAAAGCCATCAGAGTTAAATGATGATACATAGCCGTTTGCGCTATTTGTTGCTTCTGCAACAGTTTCATTTGAAAACAGTTCTTTTCCTGCGCCTCGTACTGAGTCAGCAAGACGATGTGAATAGCCCACGCTTCTAGCTTTAATCCAAACCCAATCAGGTTGAAACCCTACGCCTGTGATACTGTTTGTTGCGCCTGTACCCGTGTACAAAACAGGATTAAAGAACTTACCCGCTTGCGTAGCCGTAGTTGCCCCAATGGTAGGCGTAGGCAAGTTCTGTGTGCAAAGGGCTTTGAAGCCTGATGGGGCTGTGTAGGCAAATGGGCGTTGACCGAAGTTGGCTGTGGCAGAGCCTGAATTGGCTCCCGGTGAGAGCCAAGCCACCATTGGCACGTTTGTAGGTAGACTGATTGCGCCTTGAGATGTGTTGTTTTTGTAGAAGGTAACTGTTCCAGCATCCTTGTCTAGCGCAACACCAATCACATCCCCTGTTGTGTATGTTGCCCCATATGCCGAGGATGAAGTGCTACCAACGTATTTGCTTCCGTTACCAGAATAACTCACCCAATCGGTAAAGGTAGCGCCGTTTTGAGTTTTTCCGCTGTCAACTCCAATGAAAAAACTAGCCGCAGAAGTACCGATGGCAGTAACAGTTATTTCCCAATAAAACTTACCTGAACTTACTAAAGTTGTGCCAAAGACATAAGGGTTGTTTGCATCGCCTACAGTATCAGCGGTATCTAAATTGCCATTTGTGATTGAAGCCGTGTATACATCCCAACGCTGAACCAAAGGATTCAATGTGCAGTAATTCCCACGCACAGTTCCACCAACACCAGTATCAGTTCCATACGATGTTGGTGAATCAACAAGAGAATCATTACCCGCACCAGCAGTCACGCTGAAGTTATTAGGTGTCCAGTTGTTGCCGTTACCTGAGTAGTCTTTACCCAATGTAGCTGCTGTTGTGTTGCTGTTGTCTGAGAAGTTCAGATAGAAGCCGTTAGTGCCGTATGAGCCTGAGTAGGCTTTAGGTTGCCATACGCCTGTTTGTGCGTTTGTTTCACCGAATGATGATGGGGTTAGGGCTTGACCATCGATGAAGTTATATTCAGTAAGATAAAAATTACTATCATTTGAATATGCTGATGGGTTTCCTATTTCATGTGCAATAGTGCTGTTTATTTGCGTATCTTGATTTAGCGTAGGGTAATTACCGCTAGTTAATTGTTGCAACACACTATTGATATAAATTTTTACTCGATTAGAGTCAGTTGCTTGTGTAGTGTCAACAGCAACAACAATGTGATACCAAGCAGACACATCACGAAATACAGCGTTGGTATAAACACCTGGCGCAGTACCCGCAGTAACAGTAAATTGCAAACTTGGATTATTTCCAACTCCATCGCCAGTAGAAAAGAACAACCCCGCCCAAGGAGAACCAGACCTTGCGTTAAGTATTGTCCCTGTGCCTTCAGTACTTGCTCTTTTACACCAAACAGAAATTGTGTAGGTTTTGCGATTACCTGCACTTGCAGGGGTACGATTCAGATAAGCAGAATCTGCGCTGTTAAAGCGCAAACTGCGTGAGATTTGAT